AGGATATACCCCTTGCCACAGGGCAAACAAAGAACGCTCTTATAGGGGGAAAGCAGATACTAGAGACTACAGACGCTATAAGCGTGGACTGTAGCGTTGCGGATAAAATTTCTGTGTCCATGTCGATAATGGAAATTACATAATGTCAGAATATGATTTAGGAAAGATTGGCGAGAATACGAGCTATGAGCCTATTGTACGCCAAGTTGAAAACACAATTACAAATTCATTAACAGTAGACGCAAGTAACAATGCTGTATCTCCAGGTCCAATCACCATAGCATCTGGGGTTACTGTTACTGTGTCTGGAACGTGGGTGATAGTCTGATGAGTAAATTACAAGTAGAAACCATATCGCATACGAATAACACGACTGGAATGACGATTGATAGTAGTGGGCGTATACTACAGCCAAACTTACCAATTTTTTTTGCAGAAAGGACTTCTTCTTATAGTTCATCAACATCATACTCAGAGGTCGTATATGATGTGGCTCACATCAATAGAGGAAGTGCATATAACACAAGTAATGGTCGCTATACAGTTCCTGTAACTGGGGTATATCAAGTCAGTTGGAATGATATAGGTGAAGTTGCTGACACAGTATATAGGTCAAGATTATATGTTAATGGAGCATCAACTAGTATTGGTGGAGTGACGAAAGCATTTGAGCGTAGAATGGAACAAAGCGGTTCACAACATCCACCAAGTGCTACTCAAACAGTTTACATAGAACTTACGTCAGGGCAGTATATAAGTATTTTTGAAAAAGTGGATTCAGGAACAGCCACTATCTACGGAGATACATTAAATGTATTTACTTATTTCTGTGGACATTTAATAGGATAAAAACATGAGCAGAGAATTAGAACTTTTAAGAAACTATAGAAATAAATTGTTAGCAGTAAGTGATTGGACAGTATTACCAGATAGTCCTTTATCAGAAAGTAAAAAAAATGAATGGAAAACATACAGACAATCATTAAGGGATATCACGAAAAACGCATCACCAAAAAAAATCAATGAAAATCTTGATATGTCCTCCGTAACCTTTCCAACAAAACCTTCATAGGATAAGACAATGGCAAGTATATTAAAAACCGACAAAATCGAAGGAGTGACCGCAAGCGGTACTGTGCAGATGCCCGCTGGTCATGTGGTGCAGACACAAGCATACGACATAGATACAGAAACAACTTTTACATCTACCTCTTTTACAGATACTGGACTAACAGGAACTATTACTCCTAAGTTTAGCACAAGTAAAATATTGATGATTGTAACTTTTTCAAACTATGCAAGTGTATCAAGTAGCACCTATATGTGGTACACCTTCAGATTAGCAAGAACAGTTGGGGGAACAACAACAGCAATTCACAATGATACAAGTGTATCAAGTTCTCTGAATATAGGTTGGGGAAATCTATCTTCAGCTATTGGTATGGAAAATGGAACACAGGCTTGTTATTCATATTTAGATAGCCCAAGTACAACAAGTCAAATCACATATAAAGTACAAGGAGCTGGAAGAAGTGGTACGGCAATAACGATAAATGATGCTTCTGACCACTCTCATCTATTATTACAGGAGATAGCCCAATGAGTACACTCAAAGTCGATACAATTCAGGGCAAGACAACCGCTGGAACTGTGGCTATGCCTAGTGGTCATGTTATTCAAACTGTTAGTGCAACTTATGGAACTGAGGGTAGTTTTAATTCTACCAGTGCATTTGTGGCTAGTGGGTTATTCCTCAACATAACACCTAAATTTTCTACATCAAAAATTTTAGTGTCAATGACAGCACCCTTATATGTTGCGGCAGAACAAACTTACGGAATTGCTACAATTTACAGAGAAACGAGTACAGCATCTGCTGGTTCATCAATAAGTGGTACAAACTTAGGAAACTCTAGTTGGGGATTTGGGCATCTGCATATTGACACAAGTGATGCGTCAGCTTCTCATTGGACAGGTAATGTTACTGCAAATGTAGAGGATTCACCCTCTACCACTTCTCAACTTCGTTATTCAATAGCATTAAGAAATAACCAATCATCAACAAACTATTTTTGCGTACACAATTGTGTAGCAACTTTAGTGGCACAGGAGATAGCACAATGACAACAATAGCAAACGCAATATCAGCATTAGGCATTACAGAGTGGGTGCTTAGAGGAGAGCCTACAAATGAAACAGAGTTTAATCAGATGTTTCGTAAAGTTACTGGAGCAGATGCAAATGGTTCAGCTATCGAGAGCGATAAACCTTCAGACTTTGGTACTACATGGAAAGCTGTGTCTGATAAAAAGACAGAGCTTGTTAATGCAGAGCCTATGCGATTGCTTAGAGTTGAACGCAATAGATTGCTTGCTGAAACAGACTGGACTGCGTTAGGTGACGTTACCCAATCAAGCGATATGAAATCTTATAGAACTAAGCTAAGAGATTTACCAGCAAGTGCAAAGCCAAAGCTATCAGCCGATGGGTCGCTAGATATGTCTTCTGTAACGTTTCCAACAAAGCCTAGCTAATGACCAAGGCAGATATCAGCCAGATAATGACAAAGCTGGCTATCATTGAGACAAAGATGCAAGGCGTTGAAAAGCGAGTGTCACGCCTAGAGCGTATTCTTATTGGCTCTGTAGGTGCGTATTTTCTTGTGACTGTTGGAATATTCGTACAACTCGTACTGTAATTTAGGAGAAATCATTGGTTTTCGGTGTAGGAGAAGCCATAGCTGCTGCTGCTGCATTTAAAGCTGCTGTGGACGGAATCAAAAGTGCAATAAGTACTGCTTCCGATGTTCGTGATATTGCGAGTCAAATAGACCAGCTTCTTGACAGCAAATCACGCATAGATAAGGCAAAGAATAAAAAGGTAGCCCCAGGGCAGTTCAGTATTAGTTCCATTGCGTCTGAAACTATAGACGCAAAACTCGCTGAAGAGGAGCTTTACACAATATCTGTATTGGTAGATCAAAGATTTGGTCATGGCACTTTTAAGAGCATCCTAGAGACACGCCAGAAGCGTATCAAGGAATACAAAGAAGCACAGATTAAACAGGCAAAGCAAAAGGCAGCGCAAAGGGCTGAGATGATGAATGACCTCAAATTATTGGTATGGATTATTCTTGGGTCTATCGTTGCTGTTATGGGTATCCTTGCCGTCTTCCTTGTCGATTGGTGAGTCTCTATATCACACAAGAGATAAATGTGTGCGTAAAGAAGGAGGTCAGGAGACCTTTGAATGGCTTTGTACCGATGGCAAAGTCATTAAGTTAGCACAAAGTGATAATATCAAGAACTGCTTTACATGCTTTCTCAAGAAGTTCTCTGACTGGACATGGGAGCAAGAGATACGTAAGGGCATGCGCGAAGACCCAAAGTATATTACGTGTCGTAGATACAAGCGTAAAAAGGCAAAGAACGGACAAGAGGTGTGTTTATATAGAGGCGCAAATAATACGTATACGCTTGTGGTTGAGGGGCAGTGTCCTATGGAGTTTCAGTGTAAATATGACCCTAACGGCAAAGAACCCAACATTGATAGCGTTGTTGAGTCTTTAAATGAGAGTTTTAAGAAATGACGCAGAAGAAGTTAGAGAAAGGGTCAGTCTGGGAAAAAGCTGATACCAATGGCGATAATATCATAACCGATAACGAGATTGCTTTACGCGAAAGGATGATACGTCTTGAGAACCAAGATAAAAAAGAAGATCAACAAAGATATATGGTGTGGTTTTCGGCTATCAGCGTCACAGCGTTTATTATTATACTTATGTTGCCTATCGTACCACTCGACAGATTAGATATGCTCTCAAGCATAGCCTCGACTTGGGTAATATCCAACATGGGTATCATAGGGGCATTTATTGCGTCTAATGCGTTTAAAAAGAATGGGGAGACCAAACAATGAAAGTCAAAGGTGTAGACCTATCAGCCCTCACAAAGAGGCAACAGGAGACCATGAAGAGGCACTCAGTGCATCATACAGCTAAACACCTACGCGATATGTTGAAGCGTATGGTTAAGGGAAAGTCCTTTACAGAAGCACACAAAGCGTCACAAAAAGCAGTGGGGAGATAATGCCCTTTTCCAAGTATTCACCAAAGCAAAAGAAACTAGCGAGAACAGCACCGCCAAGAGATAAAATTACGGCTGCTGATTTTAAGAAACTCAAGAAAAAGAAAAAGAAGAAAAGAGCATGAGCCGTAAGTTTGCGAGAGTAGCCAAAACCAAAAAGGGTGTACCAAAGAAGTACCTCACAGGCGCAAAAAACAAAAAGGCAAGAGAGAAAGAAATACTGGAGACAAGAGAGAAGTACAGACGAGGCGAATATATCAACATAAAGAAAGTGAGTGAGAGTCGTGCCAACCAAAACAAAAAAAAGAGGAAGCGCAAAAGTTAGTCAATCGGACGAGGCGTTTCTAAGAAAAAAAGCAGCAAATAGTAAATTCTCTTATAGCACTCTAAAGAAGGTTTTAAATCGCGGTAAAGGTGCTTTTTTAAGCAGTGGCAGTAAGGGAGTGTCCATGACCGCGTGGAGTAGAGGAAGAGTCAACTCTTTCATTAGTGGAGGTGGCGCAAGAAAAGCAGATGCCGATTTATTGAAAAAGAAGAAAACATAAAGGAGAACTATCATGCCAATGGGAACAGGAAGCTATGGCTCTACTAAAGGTAGACCACCAAAGAAAAAGAAAGCAAAGAAGAAAAAGACTAGGAGATGATATCCAGCATACTTAGTTCTGTAGCGCCTATTGTTGATAAGTTTGTTGAAGATAAAGACAAGTCTAATGAACTAAAGGCACAACTAGAGCAATCCATCATAGGGCTGCAAAAGGCACAAGCAGATATAAACC